CCAAACAACATAAGCTGCTAAAGGTTTTTCCAATACACGCAGAATAGGGCCTAATCTTGCAACTGCTGCTTTTACTTTATTAGAGAGACCTTCTGCTGCTTGAAGTGTGGCTTGAACTGGTTTACTCTCCATTATAGAAGTCTTAGCAGCTGTTAATTTTTCTCCAACAGAATTACCTAAGTCTTTTAATATACCTTCTATTACACCAAATGTTTTGCCCCATTCCTCTTGTGTAAAAGGTGATTTAATTACTTCTGAAGCCATTCCTCTTAGTGTACCAGGAATTTCTTTTACTGCATAAATCATATCTTCAATTATCCCTAAACGTGATTTTATTATGACAGGCTTAAGTTCATTATTAATATTTCTTATTTCATCTGGAGATAACCCAAGCAATTTGAGTCTTATCAATTCTCTTGTTTTTATTACCAATTTATCAGTTTCAGGGTTTATACCTGCCATTCTATCTACTCTAGAAATATATTTTAAAAAGTTTTCAGCACTTTCAACACTACCGTTTATTATGAATTTTGGTAAAGTTTTAATTTGCTTTTGTACTGCCAATCTTTCAGCGTCTGAGAGATATGCTCCTTTTATAAATTTCTTATATTCTGGTGTTCCCTTGATAAATGAAGGGTCTCTAAGAACAGCAATCTTTGCTTTTTTTGCAGCAGTTGCTGCTTCCTCTAATGCTTTTGCTTCTGCGGATGCCCTTGTACCTCTTGGTACAATCTTAGTGTCTGGGGTAGGTACTTTTGGAGTTTCAGGTATTGGAAAGATATCTTTCCAGTTTTTTGGTAATAAGTTTGCTATACCAGTAAGCTGTCTTAATAAACCTGATACTTTTGCATTTAAAAGTTTATGTAGTGCCCATAATACTATTCCTAATGCGGCTAACCCTGCTAATAACGCGGGAAAAGGTGGTTTGGGTACCGGTAGTTTTATTTTCTCTTCTTTTGGCATTAAGCCTTTAAGAATTTTCTCTAACTCTCTTTTTCCATCTGTTGAAATTCCATCTACATTAATAGGGATAGATTGATAAATTCTTTTCTTTCTCTCAAACCTTACATATCTATTTCTTTCTGCTCTCTCTTCATCTTCCTTATTATCAAAGAAAGAATATAGGTCATTTTTATTTTCTTTTGGTTCTCTTCCTTGAAGATAATCAAGAACAGAGGTAACTTTTTGATCTAAAGAAGCTATATTTGTAGATATCTGTTCTAACTCGGGGGTCACAATAATATTTAAGATTTAAATTAAAATTAGAGTGTAAAAAGTGTAGGGTCAATAGAGATAATTATTTCTTTGCCGTCAACTGTAAACAAGCTCTTATCAAACTCTCTTACTTTATTAATAAACTCTACAATACTCGAAACTGTTGAGACGGGAAACTTCTCTACAACTTGAATTTTCTGTTTAAATGTAAGCTCGTCAAAATTTAATTCAACTTTAGGTGTCTTTATTAGCTTTATGAACTTAACAACTTCATTCATGTAAACTTCACCTAAGAATTCCCTGGAAGATTCATTTGAATTTAAGTCTTCTGAAACTCTGTTCTTGGTTTCATTGTTAATAAGCCTGTCTTTGCCTAAATTTGGTGTTTCAATTGTAATGGTTAAATCATTATCTGTAATTACCTTGCTTTTAAGCTCTTCAGGGAATGAAATGTTGTGGCTAACAAGAGGTGTGAGAGAAATTTCTTCATTTACTGTCTTGTATTTGTCAGAAAGAGATAAAGCTCTTAAGCATGCAAGTAAGTAATTCTTATCTGAAATTAATAATTGTACAGATTTGTCAGTTAGGTTGTTAAGAAGTATGTCAGTCCCAAGAATAGAGAAAGTAATACCTGTTAGGTCTTTATCTAAAACACATTGAATTGTTTCTTTTTGTTGCTTAGCAGAAATGCCAGTAAATTTTACCTTCTTATTTAAAGAGGGGACAAAAATTTCATAACTCTTAGTCAATTCATTAAGTGAATTTATTACATCATTAAACTTATTGTCCATAATGCTATTTATTTAAGGGATTCTTAGCATCCAGTGCTGATTTCTTTGATTCCTCTGCGGCCTTGGCAGCTTCATCATTATAATTGTTTATTAATATAACATTTTCAAGTAAAGTATTACTGTCTACATAATCAGGAGAATAATTGAGCTTGGTTACTATTAAGAAATGAAGGTCATAAAGTGTTTTAAGATCAATTGAATAGATTAATTTCAATAATTCAAATAAAGAATGGCTAAAAGGGGTAATTTCAATTTTATTTTCTTCATCAATCTTGAATTCAATTTCAGTAAATTGATTTTCAATAAAATTTTTATGATCTTTTAGTTCATTTAATACATGTGCTGGTAGATTTTCATATAGAATTAATTTTTCTTCTTGTGTAAGGTTGTTTACTTTAATAATTTTATCATTATTAATTTTAATTTCATCTAAACATTCATAAAGATTGTTAAAAAGTTCATTAAAGTAAAGAGATTTTGGTAGAGACAATTTTAATTTAATATTTTCTTTTGCTATTTCTCTAGAAAAAATAAATTTTTTGTTTGTTAAAGTATTAAAAAGAGTGCCAAGATTTAATTTTCTGAGTACTAAATCTTTTTTAAACTCTATTTCAGGAGATATAGATGCCATTCTAATTAAAAATAATATACAAAATTTTTCTAGATTGTTTAGGGGTGGTAATTCACTAAAATTGTGTATATTTTCATTGAGTATTGTTTCAAATGCATATGAAATTGAACTTTCATCTTTATTAGAAATAAATTTATTGAGAGATCTTAGCTGTTTAAACGAGAGTTCTTTAACTTTAGCTTTTAGTGTAGAAGATGGCAGTGTAAAATTTAGATAAAAGTCCATTTAAAAGACTTATAAGAAGCCTAATGGATTTATACTACCTATACCGTTTTGGAAGGTAGTAACTCTTGGGATTTCTCCATTGGATATTCTGTTTACTATATCGGCAACAGGTAAATATAAGCTACTTTAAACTGTATAGTTAGAATAGGTCCATCTTGTCATAAAATTATTCACAGTTTCATCGCTATAGTTAAAACTTTCTTCGCCAATGTTGTAGGGTACACAGTTATAAAATGTCCAAGCTTTTCTAGGAATCATAGAAATGCTTTCTATTGTTCTTCCGTATTGTAAAAGACTCATGTTACATTTCATGTTTAAAGGATCTCTTTTTCCTGGTGTGTCACCTGGTCTTGCAGTATACCCGTAGTGTGATGCTAATATAGCCCAAGGTCTTAACAAGTGATCAATAAAAGATGTGTTTGTATCTCTAAATTCTATAGTTAATGTAGGTGGATCAATTTGTCTGTTACTAGCAATAATACCAGGTAAAAATCCTCTATTGTTAGGAACAGCAACTGAATCAACATTATACTGCTCAGAAGGTATAGATATAGAACTTGCAAATAAACAACCAATAATTCTTTGTAAAGGAAAGCTTTTTAAAATAGTTACAGCTGTAGAAATATCATACCCCTTTTTACTACCATCTATTCTTTCTAATGCTTGTATTATATCTGTACGGAGTGCTGCAGGGTAATTATCTATAACTATAATCCATTGAGTTGACATAGGAAGCGCAGTAAACCACGATTCCATTTGAAAGAGAAAATAATCTCTTGGGCTGATTAAAGGTACCCCAGGTATATTAAAACCAAAAAGTTCTAATATTTGAGGTGCAAAAGAAGGGTTAGTACCGTTAAATACCCCGGTAAAATTCTTGCCTAGTGATTCTAGTGCTGAGGTGAACGGATTATTCACCTAATTATTTAATTAGCTTGTCTTTCTCCAGTAGTGAAATGAGACAGTGGCAACAAATTCAATAGTATTGCCTGTACCTTCAGAAATATTATAGCTTAATGGGCCAACGCTTCTAACAGAAACACCGACCAATTGATATTGTGCAACCTTGTTCATTTGATTATCTAGCTGTACTAGGTCTATAACGGCTGTCTGCTTAGGTGAGAAGTAATTACCTGTAGAAGTTGCATCGTTAAAAATAGCTTGTGACCATTGCTCAAATTTCTGTCTAATTTGTGACTGTGCATCAGCATAAAAAGTTAGCTGATAAGCTTCAGAACCTGGATAGGTTGCATTGCCAGGTATATTGAAGTTCAATCCCATATAAGGGACTGGTACATTGGAAATAGCTCTTTCAGGTAGAGAAGCTGTTTTAACATAAACTAAATCATCTTGATCAAAAGTAATATCACCAACATCACTGTTGTTAATAGATAGTACTCTAAAGTTATA